TTTGCTACAAATAACGCCAATGTCATTTTGGCTCAGACGGTTGTTGGTGTTAATAACACTAATGCCGTAGTCACCGGTCTTCCAAGTGGATTCGTTAGATTTTCAGTAACGGCGTACAATGCGTCTGGAACTAATTCCGTTGAAACAGCATTCTCAAACGAAGCGTCAACCACAGTTTTGAATCTTCCATCTGTCCCACAACAGGTTAAGATCACGGGCGTTACCCCGAATTAATCTAAGTCGATTTGTTAATTTTCAAACTTTATCATGATATTTATTGTCATGAGAAAGTTATTTTTTACAACCATTAGTTTATTGTTGACCGCAACCATTGTTTGGGCTGGCTTTAGTGCCGACATTGGTATTACTTGGAAAGAGAATCCGGCATCGGAGTTTATTACTAAGTACGTGGTCTATCAAGCCAAGTTGCCAGCCACCAATTTTGTGGCTGCCATAACCGTCGTGGGAACCAATTTTGGAAAAGTCAGAGTGACTACACCCGGCACTTATCAATTCAAAGTGTCCGCCTTTAACGGATTGGGCGAATCACCATTGTCATTGGCGGTTCAAGTACCAAACATACCAGCCACCGCTCCAACGAATGTTGCCATTATTTCGTTGGTTGTTTCAAATACACCTTGACAATCGGTGTTGGTTAGTGTAGGATATTTTCAGTCATCGGAATGTAGCGTAATTTGGCTATCGCGCCTGATTTGGGTTCAGGAGATTGAGAGTTCAAATCTCTCCATTCCGACCATTTTTAATCGTTGTTGATAGAGGCTGGTCAAGATCCTTGCAAAAGGAAGGTTGTAACCAATTTGTCAAACGAAACGGTGGTCACGTTTTGGGGCAGGTTCAAATCTGCATCAACAACACATGGGAGGTTAGTTAATCGGTATAACAATGCGTTTACACCGCGTAGTGAGTGGTTCGACTCCACTACCTCCTACCATTTTATGAAAGATGTTATTCCTGCACCGCAATGGTTAATTGATCGAATGGAAGCTATCAAAAAACTTCCTTCTGTAACATCCGAGCAAGCCGAACGACAGTTTCGGGCTAGTGCAGAACAAAATTTACCACAGTGGTTGAAGAAACGAAAAACAACCAATGACCGTGTGAAATAAGTTATGAAATATAGATTCAACAAAAAATCCGATGAATATTTAGCTGATTTATACGAATCAGTTGGTGCCAAAACATGGACACAAAAACTAAATCTTTTGACAATGAAGATGGGTGCGTGTAATTTTAGTCATAATCCTACCAATGAACAAAAAGTAGCTTGTATTGAATATGAGTTACTGGAAAATCTTGGATTATATGAACACACTTACGCATGATTTGTACAAATTGCTACTGTGGCGTAATGGCAGCCGCAACAGGTCGAGAGCCTGTCGTCGAAAGACGTGTGAGTTCGAGTCTCACCAGTAGCACCAATTTTCTTCTTCTTGAATTTTCATTGGATATTTATACCCCATGAGAAACTACGCAATCGAATTACTACAAGATGATAACGGCAAGCTAACCAGAACTGGACTTATGTTCATGGTTTGGTTGACGTTTTTGATGACAATGATCGGCATTGTTACCATTAAACAAAGCAAACTAGCCGACATTCCAGAACCATATGTTTACATAACATTGGTATTGTGTGGTACTTACACCGCCCGTAAATTCTTGGACGACAAGTTTGGCAAACCAACAACTCCCTCGTTGCCTGTCGAACCACCCGTCGTTCCACCAACACAATAATTTCACTTGACTTCTTTGGAGTCTGTGTTATTATATCAACAGTGATTTGTCGTAAGCGACTCCACGCTGGGGAGAAATCCTTAGAGGAAGTTCGCCGCTACGCAGCAGATGATTGGGAGTTTTACACTCAAATGGAGCAGGTTGATGCACAGACTATGGGGAGACAGGTCGGGTTCCAATGACCATAGATTCTGACGCCCGAGGCATCGTGTGTTAAACGTTAACACCACATATTAGTAGCAATCCTAAATAGGTCGAGTCTAGTGCTGGACGTTATTAAGACCGAGGTTGGAGCAGTTGCCTTTAACGGGCGACCAGTTGAAAGACTGAGATAAATGTGGAGATAAACCAGAACGGCGGCTAAAACATGACATCTTCGGATTCATGGGTGCCTACGACAAATCACTTATTTAATGGGGCTATCGTTCAACGGTAGGATGGAACACTCGCAATGTTTCGATAAGGGTTCGATTCCCTTTAGCTCCACCAATTTCGATCATACTTATTAGGTATGAATAATTCTCTTATTGGTCAATCTGGGTTTCATCCTTGGGATGAAGCTTCCACTCACGCATTTCAACATACAATTAAATCCACTTATTGCATTCCAAGTGTTGATTATGATAGGTGGCATGGTACAGAGTATGGAGTGAAATTTTATGATGAAGTCTATCGTTTGAATAAAGATCACAACATGATTTTGACGTTTGGTGATATTCCCGAAGATAAGTTTGTAGAATTCGTCCAGATGATAACTCAACGATATCCCGCGTGGGGAGTGTCTCCGATTTGTGAAGTTGAAGATTTCGTCAAGTCCAGTAACAGCATAAAGGCATTTCGTGCGGCGTTACCCGATGTGCGATTGGTCGGCCCCAATTTAATGAATGATTATACTCCCGGATACATGGATTATCTTGTATCAACTGGTGCCATTGGATGTTTAGATGTGATATCCATGCACGATTATTTCGCCTGTCCGGGAAATGGCAGCGGCCCCAAAGCACCGTGGGATCAACTTCCTTATGTTCATCCTAATGCGTCGGTCAATAGATATCCTAATTTACTTGGTAGAATTCGCTGGATGGAATCATATGTGAAACATCTTCGTCCAAGTACGTTCGACGGCCCCAAAGTAATTTTGACGGAGTATGGAATTTACAATGCAAATGTCGATGATGCAAAACAAGCAGCGTTAGTAAGTAAATTTACGGGAGTGCCGTTTATTATTTCAACACCACACAGTCCGGTGCAGATTTATCCATATAGTAACGGGGTATGGGATCCAGTGACTAAAAATCCATCGTGGTCATTACCGATACAAGAGTATTTGAAAACAATGGAATTTTCAGATTCCGATGTGACGGCGGGTATGTTGACTTATTTTCCAGAACTTTTACCTAAGAAAAAACGAACGTGGTGGCAACAGATCCTTTTTAAGTTGTTTGGGTTCTACAAAAAATGACTTGACTATTTCTGATTTTAGTCTATACTTATTAGCAGATCTTTGAATTTATTGCGGGAGAGTGAAACGGAAAACCGGACAGAAACTCACAAGGTTTCTTTTGGTGAATCATTATATCCTCATAAGGTGTAGATAATAGGTTCGACTCCTGTTCCCGCAACCATTTGTGTTCTATTGTTTCAGAGGAAACGCGATACATTAGTTGACTGAGTTGTAGTTCGATGCGAAAGCATCAGTGACCAATTCAAACGAACCTTACGGGGTTGACCAGTTGATGTGACATTAGTTACGTGAGCGTTTGGAACCGAAGAAATTGAACGGTTTATGAAGCTTGGGTTGAATTCCCAAATTGAACACCATTTTACGGGGCTATAGCTCAGTTGGTAGAGCGTCTCGCTGGCAGTGAGAAGGTCTGGGGTTCGACTCCCCATAGCTCCACCATTTATTGGGGATTGTTGTAGTGGTAGCAAAGGGCTCTCTGAAAGCCAAAGTGATGGTTCGATTCCATCATCCCCAGCCAATTTGTGACGGATACATTGTTTATTCGGCTTCGTATAAGATACTAGAGCCAGAAGACATCAGCAATAAGTAGGTACTTAAGTTGTACCGAAGATGATGACAGGTTATCCTCAGCCTAAAGCGAGGTATGCGTTGGACGTGACTCCAATATGATTGTCCGTCGCAATTGGAAGCGTGACCGAGCCCGGTTTATGGTAACTGCTTGGAAAGTAGTCGCAGCCTCAAAAACTGCCGCAGGTTCGAATCCTGCCGCTTCCGCCAATTTATGATAGCAAACTATTACGACGAGGATTATCCTCAAACCAATCGTGATAAGTCTCGCGCTCCAAAAAAAGGAAATACTTATTGTTGGGGTTGTGACCGAGCGTTAGTTCCAGACGGATCCAAATGTCATATTTGTGGATGTCGTAATGGAAAGAGAAAATTGAAACCGTAATTTTTGGAGGGTTGGCAGAGTCCGGCTTATCGCATCTGACTCGAAATCAGAAGTAGCCTAAAAAACTACCACAGGTTCGAATCCTGTACCCTCCGCCACTTCTCCCCAATATAATAAGTTGATTCCCGTTCCACTTGTGTTATCATACTTTCATGATTACAAAACAAAACCTATCCGAATCAGAAATTCAAGAAAATTATCAGGAATTCCTCGCCTTCGTTGGTAAAGAGTTCAAGGGTGAACGCAAAGAGAAACTTCTCAAGATGTATTCCGAAGATTGTTTGGGATTCAGTCTTGCCATGTCACCCGCCGCAACTTGTGAACATTTTCATAATTGCCATCCCGGTGGCTACCTTCAACACATCATGAATGTTGTTAAAAATTGTTTCATTCAAAAGAAAGCTTTTGAAGTCAACCAAGGATTCATTGATTGGACAGACGAAGAAATGATTTTCGCCGCCCTACATCATGATTTGGGTAAGTTGGGCGATCCAGATTTTGGTGATTATTACGTTCCACAAAACGAAGCTTGGAAAGAAAAGAAGGGTGAGTTGTACAAACTCAATCCTAATCTTCCATACATGGAAGTTTCTGACCGAGCTATTTTTCTGCTTGGTAAGTATCAAATTTCAATGACTTGGAAAGAGCATCTTTCAATCAAGTTGGCAGATGGTCTTTACAACGAAGCCACCAAGAAATACTTGGTTCAGTTCAATCCAGAGCTTTTCATGAAGTCCGATCTTCCTCGTATTGTTCACATTGCCGATTATATGGCATCCTTTGCCGAGCGTAGTGTTTGGAACCATTCGGTCGCCGTTGAAAAATTGTAAATCAATATGCCGTCTATAAATAATAATTCGTTGCTAGTCAAATGTCACGGGTGTTGTCATATTTTGGAAATAGTAAACGATAATGATTTTGATAGTGAACCACTTTTTTATGTGACGGTGTGGAGTCAATATCCAAATTCAATTTCGTTTATAGATCGTCTTGAAGCAATTTGGAAATTGATTCGCGGCAAAAATCTTGATGGTGGTGATGTTATCATTACTCAATCAGATGCTGCCGACGTTATAAATTTTCTAACAAAAAAGTTAGCCGAGAATAAATCTAAAACTATTTCGGGACATGACTTTGAATTTACGAGTACTCCATGTCCACCATTGGAAGTGAAGCCACCGACGAAAATAGAATGTGAATGTGATCATGATTTCCGGAGGGGAGACGGTGGTGCATGTAAAAAATGTGGATATACAGTTGCAGAGCTATACAATTTATGACAGACAAAACAAACCAAACGGCAAGGAAGAACGCAGTTCCTACTTCTAAACCTGCCTCAAACGTATCCGGGGGACAAGATTGGAGTCCGGGCGATCAAGCGCCAACATTCGTAGTTGTCAGAGACACCTATGGAATTGACATGAGAGTGTCAGACAAAGAATACAGATCGATTGATGATCCAAGGGCGATAGTCGAACGTGATTTCTGGAACCGAGTTATTAAACGGTATCCAGATGGAACGTCGGTAGAAGTCAGACCGTATGACAAACGAAAACACCGAGTCTGGTAATAAGCTACGTGATATTCCTTGTCAACGACCAAACAAAGGTTGTAAAAATAATCAAAGGAATGTTGTAGTTTTTATGTGTAATGTCTGCGAAACAAAACATCAACATATCAGATGCTCAGTTTGTGGTTACGAATGGAATGAGTTCGTATAATATGTAAGCACATTAGCAAGTTTTAACTCAAGGCAAGATGAAATAAAAAATCATCTTGCCTCTTTTTTTGCCCTTTGTTAATCGCCTTTGATATTTATTATCAGTATGGCAAAATCCAATACTAAAGATTCACAATCATATTATGTCCTACCAGCCGACAATGAAGCCCTCACTATCACTTGTCAAAAATACAAAATAGATATGATGGAGCAGGTTGTTAATTCAATCGCCTTTGCCGTTGAAAATCAACTTCCAATCGTAGAAGTATTTCAGTTTAAAGATTCGGATTTCTTCGTCAACATCGCAGAAAAAGACTATTTGACCAACCTAGAAAACATATACTCATACTATCTCACTCACGAAGCGTATGAGAAATGTCCACGGGTGGTTGTGTTACAAAAAACCCTAAAAGAAAAAGTAGCGTTCACAACTTATAATGAAAAAACAAAGGTCGGAAACTAACGCAACGAGGGACACCAGTCCCGTCATTCCACAAAGAAACAAACTCCGTAGTCAACTATCAATATTCCAAAGAGAACTCAACGAAAAACAAATCGAGTTCTTACAGTTAGCATTAGATAAAGAAACCAAACTCATGTTTGTTTCTGGGCCAGCAGGTACGGCAAAAACCTATATGGCTATCCTAGCCGCACTCCAACTAATGAATGATCGAAGGGTCAGCGATCTTATCTACATTCGTTCCGCCGTTGAGTCATCCGACTCGAAACTTGGATTTCTACCGGGCACTGGGGACGAAAAAATGGCTCCTTATATGCAGCCATTGATGGATAAGTTGAGTGAATTACTTCCAAAAAACGACGTTGAATTGTTGAAAAAAGAAGAACGTATCTCATCCGTACCCGTTGGTTTTTTGAGAGGATTGAGTTGGAATGCCAAAGTCATTGTAGCCGATGAAGCTCAAAATATGACCCAGAAAGAGATATTGACACTTATTACACGTACTGGTGAATTCTCCAAGGTGTTTGTTTTGGGTGATCCAGAGCAGTCAGATATCAATGGAAAGAGTGGATTTGTTAAAATGATGGGGTATTTTGACGATGAAGAATCAAAAGAAAATGGAATTCAAGTATTCCGATTGACAGATGATGACATCGTTAGGAGTGGAATTGTTCAGTTCATCATTAAAAAGGTCAAAAAAACGTTTTGAGCTACCTATTTATTAGGCATAGATAATTATGCCCAACGAAAAAGTATCTCAAATGACCATGCTGACTGCCGCAGAAATAGCTGCGTCAGACATTTTTCTGGTGGGCGACATGAGTGCCCAAGAATCCAAGAGAATGACGGCAGATCAACTTCTTTTGTATTTTGAATCCAGTGGAAGTTTCAATGCCCTCACCGCCATTCAATCATCAACCGCTTCTTATATCTTGGGATCTAGGGTTGATGGTTCCGTAGTTTCTTCTAGTTTTTCTAGTAATACCGTTTCTTCCAGTCATGCGGTAAGATCGGATATAGCAGTTACGGCGAGTTATGCCGTAGCTGTCGCCGCCTCTTCGGCATCATTGAGTGCTTCTTTTATTATAGGAAATGGAGCTGCTAGTGGAACGGCTTCCTACGCCGTAAGATCTGGAACAGCAACAACTGCCGTCTTAGCCGCTAACATG